GGGATAAATACTATGAGCGCTCTGGTGGCGCTGGCGACGAAAAGGCTCGCAACTACGCAAGCAGCGTTTACGCAGCAATGGCCGATGGCACATCCAACGAGGCTTTAATATCGCCAAACGCCAAGTTCGCCTACGGATACTTGACGCAGAAGGGCTTAACTCCGCAGCAAGCCGCTGGCATCACTGGCCGCCTGATGGCTGAGAGCTATGAGGATATGAACCCAGACGCCCGCAACACTCTTGCTGGCGGCAAAGGTACATACGGTATTGCGCAGTGGCGTGGCTCTCGCTTGCAGGATTTGGCCGACTTCACTGGCGCTGACATTGGCGACATAACATCACTGCCCGCGACCAAGCCCGGCGGCGGTTTACTTACAAGCAATCAAGGAGGTCAAGACATGGCCATTTCTAATAAGCCTCCATATATGATGGGCGGCGAGCAAACTTACAATGCACCTAACATGCGGCAACCAGCGCCACAGCAGGGTGGGATGCGTGGGCTTCTGTCAACGCTGAAAGATGCGGCAACGGCTGTTGACCCTAATACTGGGCTGACAGGGTTTCAGACCTTTGCGGCTGCGCTTGATCCCTTGATCCTGCCAGAGCTGCGCGGCGGTGGTGAGGCTATTCGGAAGTCTGGTGCGGCTAGGGTTGCGGCGGGCAACAAGAATAAAACCGTTGCGATGTTGCGCGCTATAGGTCGCAAGGACTTGGCTGAAATGGTTGAGCGCGGCATGATTTCTCCGACTGATGCGGCTAGTCAGTTGTTGGCTGTGCCAAAAGATAACAGACCATCACTTGTTCAAAGTTATGAATACTTCAAGTCTCTCGGCCTGAGCAACGAAGACGCTATGGCTCAAGTCCGTAGCGGAACGATAATTAATACAGGAGATATTGGAGAGGGAAATTATATTTATGGGTCTAAGGCAGGAGTTCCTTCTGGATACCGGATTGACAAGCGGACAGGCGTGGCAAGCCCTATTCCTGGTGGGCCAGCGGATATAGAAAGCTCAACTTCTGAGGCCAAGAAAATAGCAAGAGATAAAACAGACCAGCGCAAAGATTTAACATTTTTCTCAACAGGGGAAAGGGCTTTGCAAATGCTTAATGAATACACTGGTACAATTCCTCTTACCGGAACTGCGGCAAGTGCATTTGCATTCCTACCGGGAGTTGGCCAAGATCAAGTAGATATGCAAGAGAAGCTTTCTATAATGGAAGCGCAAATGCAAGTTAATGCTCTTCAAGATTTACGGGACACTAGTCCTAACGGTTCATCTGGATTGGGGCAATTAACAAATTCTGAAAGAAATGCTATCGGCAAAGTAGAAAGTAACTTTTCTAATCTTCAAGGTAAAGCAGAAGTAGAAAGAGCTATAAAATCTGCTCTTTTATTAAAAGCTTATTTTGAAGGTGGCCTTTTTGATCCCTCACTAAACAACGGCCAAGGTGGCTTTAGAGTTGCAAATGATTTTGAAATTAAATCAATGACCGATGGCTTCAACCCGTTTGGCGACCCAAATGGTCCAAGGTTAGAATCAGAATTCAGCCAATTTCTTCCAAAATACGTTGCGCCTCAAGAAAATAATTCGGTTAAATTAACCGATCAGGAACTAATGGAGAAGTATAGATAATGGTTGATTATACTTTTGAGCAATATATGAGCGCAGCCCGAAATGCAGACGCGGCTGGTGACGGAAATGCTGCTCGGCGGCTTGTGCAGGCGGCAAAAAATCTTCAGCAAGTTTCTTCTGACGCTAAAGCAGAAATAGTCCGGCGCACAGATTTGCCTCAAATCGGCCCTGATCCTTTAGTCTCCGGTCTTGGCCGTGGGTTTAAAGGCCTGCTGGAGCTTCCAGAGCTTGCCGGAAGAGCCGCATATCGTGGCGGGCAAGAGCTATTTCAACTTGCTGGTGGCGAGGTTAAAAATGAAATGCCTGTACTTGAAAGCAAAACTGGCGCTGCATTAACTCGCGGCGCAGAAGCTTTAGGCATAAACGATGCTCTTAACTACAGGGGCGATACTCGCGGCGAAAAAGTAATCGGAAGCATCGGAGAATTTTTGTCGCCAGCCGGGGCAATTGGAAATTTAGCTAAACTAACAAAAACGGTAACGGGTGGCGGCAAAGTTTCAAACGCGCTATCTCGCGCTTCAGACAGGGCTAGCATGACAGCCGCTGCTACCGCTGGCGCAGGTAGCGAGCTTGCAGGACAAGCTACTGAGGGTAAAGACATTGAACCTTACGCACGTTTTGCAGGCGCAATGGTTAGCCCTACTATAGCCGCACGCACAGCAAATATATTGGTTGGAAAGCCGTATAATACTTTTATTAAGCCAAGAGCGTTAGCAAAAGAATTAAACACTGGAAATGAAGCAGTGGACAAAGCTTTAGCAAACGCATTTGTAAATCAAAACTCAAAGTCTTCCCGTATATTAAAAAATGTTTCGTACAAGGCTGCGGATGAGGCTGGAGATGTTTTTACTCAAAAAGACCTAATAAATCTTTTTTCTAAAATTGATGATAATTTGCATTCAGGCGCAGGCGGGACTGTTAGATTTGATCCAGCAGCACTTTCCGGCGATAAGCATATACAAAAAGCTTTAGATGCAATATTTGAAAGGACTCAAAGCCCAAGCACTTCCTTAATGCAATTGGACAATTTGCGGTTATCTTTGCGTAATATTGGTGCGGCGGGAACTGAAGGCGCAAAAAAAATAGACCCTAGAATTTCCTCAATGGTTCGTGAAATAGACGACCTTATACAAACAAAAGCTGTAGGCTCGCCAGTATTAAACGTAGCTAGACTTGCCAGTATGCGAACAGCAAAACTTGAGATGATGGAAAGTATTTTAAAGGGCAATAAATTACAAGGTCCAAAAGCTTATGTTAAAGCGTTGGAAGATATTTTAGAAAACCCAAGCGCAGTAAGTTATTTTAATGAGTCTGAAATTAAAGCAATGCAAGCAATAGTTTCTGGCAAAATAGATGAAAAGATTTTGCGTGGGTATTCAAAACTTTCGCCTTTTGGGAAAGATGGGGCCGGAAGCACTGCAAGCCTTGCTCTTAACTTGGGCCTTATTGGCGGTGGCAGTTATGGCGCAGGCGTGTCTGGAGGTTTGGCTTTAGGAACGGTAACGGCGGGGTCAGTTATTGCAAAGCCTATTTCTGGCGCAGTAGTTCGTAGTCAAATTCAAGATTTAAAGCGGGCAATTGCAATGAGTTCGCCAACATCAAAGCTTAATCTCAGCACATTACCCGGAGCCGCCGCATTTCCCGGTCAATTTACAGAGGACCAGCAATAATGGAACTTAAACCAAAATCACTCACCGAAATTGAGGCCATTGTTCAGGACGCAATCTCAAGCGCAGTGGACTTCATTGAGAGCGAAATCAGCGATGACCGGATCAAGGCTCAGCGCTACTATGATGGCGAGGTTGATCTTGGCTATGAAGATGGACGCAGCAAGGTTGTAGCCACAAAAGTACGGGATACTGTACGTTCCGTGAAGCCAAGCCTAATGCGCATATTCCTCAGCACAGCCAAGCCCGTTGAATTTGTGCCGCGTGGCCCAGAGGACGTGGCGATGGCCGAGCAGGCCACTGAGTTTATGCACCACGAGTTTACTCGGCTGAACGGATACCGTGTCATCAATGACGCCTTCCAAGATGCTTTGGTCAAAAAGCAAGGTATCGTGAAGGCATACTGGATGACATATCCAGAGGCCGAGATTTTCACATTCACCGACCTATCCGACGATGAGTACACATATCTGGTGGACGATGACAACGTAACTGTGCTTGAGCATAGCGTTGAGATGGCAATCTCAATGGATCAGATGGGTATGGAGATTGAGCTGCCCGTGCATAGCGTAAAGCTAAGCCGCCAGAAAGAAATGGGTGAGCTGTGCATTGAAAGCGTCCCGCCGGAAGAGTTCTTCATCAACCGTGACGCACGCAGCTTTAACGATGCGTATATAGTTGCGCACCGCACAGACATGCGCGCTGGCGATTTGATCGCGATGGGCTACGATCCTGACGTTGTTCTCAAGCTAGATAGCTTGGAGAGTGGCTCAGAAATGACAGAGGCAGAGGTGTATGAGCGCCGTGGCTATGACATGGATACCTCTGACGATGATGAGCAAGACCCGGCGATGCGCAACGTCACTGTGACGGAAGCGTACATGCGCATTGATGCTGATGGAACTGGCGTGCCAATTCTGCACAAGCTCACATGCGGTGGCACTGCCTATGAGTTGCTGGACGTTGAGCCATGCGATGAGTTGCCGTTTGCCAAGTTTGAAATCGACCCAGAGCCACACACATTTTACGGTCGCTCACTGGCCGAGATCGTTATGGATGACCAAGACGCTGCCACATCTGTGCTGCGCTCCATCCTTGATAACGTGGCGATGACAAACAACCCTCGCCTTGGCATCGTTGAGGGCGCAGTTAATATTGACGACGTTCTAAACAACGAGATTGGCGCAATCGTGCGTATGCGCCAGCAAGGCTCAGTCCAAGAGTTGTCCGTTCCATTTACTGCCGGGCAGACACTTGGCGCGCTAACATACCTAGATGGCCTCGTAGAGAGCAAGACAGGCGTTTCCAAAGCCTCAATGGGCCTCGACCCAGATGCAATGCAGTCAACCACAAAAGCTGCCGTGCAGGCCACTGTGCAGGCCGCAGCGGGTCAGGTTGAGGTTATGGTGCGCAACCTTGCTGATGGTATGCGTGATCTATTTGGCATCATGC